GCCAGTTTATCCTCATTCGTTTCTGCCAGCTGATTATTTTCTGCCACTTCGGGGACATTTTCGGCCATTTCTGTAGTCATATCGACATTTTCCGTATTCATTTCGGCCATTTCCGTGATATTTTCGGCCATTTCTGTACTCATCATGCTGTTTTCCTCCCAACAAATTTATCTATTTTGGCTTCCCGGAATTTCTGAACAAATGCAGCTGCTTCAGGTGGCAGGTCTCTGTTGTATTTTGCGCGGGCTTGCACTATGCAGGTGCCGTCTTTGCTGATTTCCATGGTGCCGATACGCTCACCCGGATTTTCCTGTGAACGGATAAAGACCACAATGGTTCTGCCGGCGGCCACCCGGTCTACATAAGTACCTACGCAGTTATGCATAGCTATACCCTCGTCTACCAATTCTTCCAGTTTCCGGGGCACGTAAATCATCATGCCATCTGCCGCAAAGGTATACTTGCGCATGATGGCCTTACGCAGCTTCTTGTATGACCTGTTTCTTTCCCCAGCCGCCCGCTTTTCTCTGAGGCTTTGCTGACGGCGTTCTTCTTCCCGCCTCAGCTCTTCTATTTGGAGGATTTCCCGGGTGTAATTATCATGGGCCTCCATGAGGTTACGGGGCATAAAATTGCTTTTCTGTGTGAGGTCTACGCCTAACGTGCGGCAATCGTGCAGGTAATCTATGTATGTATCAATGGTAACGGTGCGGTGCGGGCTTTTCTCCCGCTGCCGCCCCAGGTACTTTATCAATCGATTTAGATTGATAATTCCCTGCACCTTCAGCATTTGGGCCTGTGTTAATTGATAGCGGTCTATATCCGGCATGGTGATTGAGGTTATCCCCTGGTTTCTCAGCCATTGCCATGTGGCAAAGATATTACCAACATAGCCTCTGATAGCCCCTCTGCTCCTGAGCCACTTCTTTTCCTCTTTGGATAAGTTGTGCTTAAACAGCTTTTTGATGGTCTTGCCCCGCCAGTTCAGCACACCGCCCGCCGTGCGGCCGCCCTCTGTCAGCTGGTAAAGCCAATCCCTTGTAGGACTGCCCAACTTCGCCAGCGTTTCTACCGCAAAGGGATATTTTGCCGCCATGGCAAAGAGTCTGATATAGGCCCCCATGTTGCCCCGGTCTGTGAAACACCCACAGATTTCATCCCACATATAGTGAAACGGTGTGCCTTCCACTGCCGCATCTACGCTGTCGTTATCCATGTATAGATTGATGTGTGGGGTATAGCCATAACTACCGCCCGCGTATACGCTGAATCGGTCATTGATGGACTTACTCACGGTCATTTCATTCTGAGGATAATATGCACTGCATTTCCAGTTATGCATCGGCCTTACCTGTACCGCACCCTCTCCATGCACAAAAACATAATAGCTGTCTACTGTGATATACGGCTCTACATTCCATGGTAACGGGCAGCCGCCCACTTCATTTTCATCACACCAGTGAATCTCTAAATATATAGCCCGGGCCGTGATTGTGTTTTCCGGGGATTTGGCTGACTTATCATAGACATACATCAGCACCTTATCCACTAGATTTTTATATCCCCGCCATGTATGGATTACATTACCTGTACTGCCGCAATATGGGCACTCTATTTCCGCCTGATGGCGTGATTTATCCAAATTGACAAACTGCTGGCAATGGCTACACCATGCGTAATGTCGTGCATCCGGGTCATCTACAAAGAAATGCGTAGGGATTTCGTCGCGTACCCTCTGTACTATCTCCGGCTCCTGTTCCAATGGTCTGAAATGTTCCAGCACTTCAGGAACTGTCCGGGGCACATTCTTTCCCGCCATAGCTTTAATCCTCCAAACTCAACGCATTGAGAGCCGCCAGTAAATCCGCGCCCGGTTGCGGTTTCGACTGTGCAGGCATTGCATGCACTGGCGCCGGTTCCAGGGGCTTGATTTCTACATCTGCCGGGACTGTTACCTCATAGGGCTTGAACCGGGCCGCCGCATCCATCATACACTTGTACATAAGCCCGCCCTCAATAATGCCTTTCGGGTCAGGCTGGCCGAAATATTCCAGCACCAGCTCCATGGCCTTCACTGGATCCACGCAAGCAGCATTGCCATTTTTGACCTTTGCCGCGTGCTTTCGCATTTCTCCCAATGCCCCGGCCAATGTCTTGCCCTCAGTCAAAATCAATTCTGCTGCATTATCGGCATAATCAATCCATGTGATGCACATCATGCCGATTTGGCCAATGGGAGAATCCGGCTCTGTCATTTCAGCCTCAACTTTCCGCTTTGCCTGTTTTTTCAATTCCTCTAAATCTGCCATTTCATATACCTCCTTATTCCCGGGGCAGCCCGTCCACATTATCAAGGAAATGGATTGCCCCATCAAACCGCACCGCCCACGGCTTCAAATCCTTTGCCGTTGCATACTTGCGGGCAAAAAACTCTTTCATGTTGTCAAATACCTCAAAAGGCACAAAAAAATAATGGTCTTGTATATCTACACACACAGCGGTATATGCTCCCAGCCGCCAGTAGGCCCGTAACATTTCCGCTTGATGTGCTGTGAGCACTCCCTGCTGAATCCTGTCCTTTGTGGTACTCTTTGCCTCAAAGATTATTGCCTGGCCATTTAAGAGCACACCTTTATAATCCGGCTGAGCGTGATGGATAAATTGGACTATTCCCCTGCCCCGCTTATCCTTCTTCAGACAACGGAACGGCTCAGGCGTTTTCTCCACCAACGCTATGCCCCGCATTTTGTAAAGCCTGCAGCCCGCATCTATCCACGATTCAAACTGCCTACCTCGGGCATTATTCATAAGACCTTTGAATGCAGCATTGCCGCCCCAACTACTTCTCACCTGCAAAATCATCACTCCTTTGTGGAAATGTGCATATTCTTGTTTATTGCTTAGCGGCTTAAATCCGCAACCGCACCATGATATAAGACTGATACGGGAAGCCGCTTTCAAATTTCCCTTCCCGTATGGAATCTTTCAGGACGTAGTAGCCTTTTTTCGGTTTTGGCGTTTTTACCCAACTCCCGGCTTTTACTTCCACCCGCTTGATTTTCGGTGGGGCTAAATTCCGGCTGCAACAATAGCGCTTACCAAAAACCTGATTTTCTGTCCCGTAGGATTCCTTTGCATTCTTTATGAGATATGAGGCAACATCACCATAATGTCCTTTTCTGTCCAGGTGCCTTGTATTCACACTCGGGTATGGCGTTTCCTCAGTCCCGGTCACATCCTGCCATAGTTCTTCGATTTTGGCTGAGTCAAATTCTGAGAATACTGCATGAAAATGCATCCCGCCCCGGCTCCCTATACCTACTGTGTAGATATATTTCAGAACTTTCCCCTCTTTTTTGTAGAGCCGTCTGAGCCGCTTGAAAAACTTTTCAATGTCAGCTTTTATTTCTGCCGGAGTTTTTCTTGTGCCCCGTGGGTAGCTGAAGCGCATCCATAAATCTCCCGGATGGAAATTCTCATTGAGATACCATCTGCAGCTATCCTCTGCTCTTTTCCATTTCCATTCTTTTTGAGCTAGTCCATAATCTGAATCTGACTCACCAGCTGAAACTTTCTTACTACCACTTACCGCATATTTGGTAATCTCAATAGTATTTCCAGCCTTGACAATTCTTTTAATATATTTCTTCATATCCGTGTCCCTGTAAGGCTTATTATTGTTTTGTGGTCAATAAATGGTCACTATTTAGCAGGCCGAAAATGAGCTTGCCTTGCATTTTTTTGACCACCTTGCTATAATATTGTCAAAGGGGTTTGGTGAGTCGTGTCCCTGGCCCCGACATAGCTTTGCACTTGGCCCGTCTCATCCCGACGGGCTTTTGCTTTTCCCTAAAAGATACGAATCCGGTTGCGTTTTTCATTCACTTGCACCGGGTTCTTTTTTTATCCAATAATTCACCCGCACCTTATCCCCGGGGTGGATGTTGTACCCCTGTTCTTTAATCCACGGATTAAGCTCCTTAATCCCTTCCACAAATACCGGCAGATAACGCCGCCCGCCGGTATTGAGTTTGATATGCTCTTCCCCGATATGCCAAAGAGTATCGCCGGGCTTAACCACATAGGTAATCTCTACGCGCTCCTGGTCACCATCATAGAATCCGGCGCAAATCATTGCGGCTCCGATAATGGCGGCGCCTGCAAGAAACTTTTTCATGGCCGACTCAATGCCACGCTTGTGGGCCCGCGCCTCGTTGACTCTTTCAGTAAAGTCTTTCACTTACTTACCCTCCTTTGTGCAAATGTAACCTTATCTAGCATTCTGAAAACACGTTTATCCCCTAGCGTTTGAGAAGCTTTTGCCCCCATTCTCGCGACGTCCATCATAATCTCTAAATGCTTTTGACAAAGACAATAACCGCCCACCGCTTGCTCGTTGCATTTTAGGCACATGCCAATCTCTCTTCTAATCTGTCTGGGAATATGTATTCCCTTGCTAACGTCTCGCGCATACCTTTTTTTGCTTCTGATTCTTGCTTTGTTCAAACAGCTTTGACAATGTCTTTTGTTTGGAAGATGTTCCTTTTTCCCGCATTGCACGCAAAGCCCTCTGTTATACAGTTCTTCCCTTCTTGTCCTGTTTTGCAATGCCTCTTTAGGCAATAACTCATCGTGGTGCCTTTGCCGATAAGTCTTTCTTTGTTCCCGCATACGAATTAAGCAATCCAGGCAGAAATTACGCCCCGGCACCTTCTCGACTTTTCCGCACCTTCGGCAAAGTTCTTCAGCATGCTCTGCCACTCTCATGGCCTCCTGCTCTGTCATCGTGCCCACCTCCTACTGGCGCGGGTTTCAGCTTCACCCGCTTTTTGCATACTATCCAAATCAGTTCCTCAAACACCTCAGCTTTACTGGCGGTTCCAAACGACCTGACGACCGTAATTTCCTTCTTTCGGGCCAAACGCTCACCACCTTAAACTTTGTTGCTAAACAAGTTTAGTTTTGTTTGCAAAAAAAATAGTTGTCCAGTTGTTCTGTACCTATTCCCAATAGACTAGCAATTTTGTAAATTTCATCCTGACGGAAATATGCTTTGCCAGTCATCTTTCGGGATAGGGTTTCGTTTTTCATGCCAACTTCTTTCGCAAACTCTCGCTGTGTGCCATACATTTCTATAATGCGGCCGCGTAGTTTGGCGTAGTTAAAACTCATTACACTTTTGCCTCCTTCCTGCTAAACTTTGTTGCTAAACAAGTTTAACTCCATGTGCACATAATACACCATACAGTAACCATGTGTCAACAAAAAAGTTAAACTTTTTTAGAAAAAACTAAAAAAAATTGATTTTTTTATCAATATCGGCTAAAATTTAACTACAGAAGGGAGGATATATTATGAAAACTGAAATAGAAAAACCGACAGCGTCAACCGCCGAACGTCTTAAAGAGGCTTTGGATCGCAGGCACATGACCGCGGCAGAGCTTTGCCGTCGCACCGGAATAAGTTCCGCGTCAATGAGCCAATACATGAAAGGGAAAGTCAATCCCAAGCAGGATAGGATTTATTTGATGGCAGTACATCTTCGGTGCCGTCCTGCCTGGTTGATGGGTTATGATATAGAGCCCGGCTTTAATGCGTTGAACGTGTCCGCGTATGAAAAAAGACTTGCGTCCTTAGACGATCCAGAATTTATAGCTCGGGAAATGGCTGACATACCGAACGACTTAAAATATTATAAGCGTTCAGATAGATTTGCAAAAATGCGTCGTATGTTCAGCAATGTTGATGCTGATACTCAAAACGCCATGCTAGAACGAATCAAGGAATTATACGACCTTTATCAGTTCAGAAAAAATCAGGAAGGCGGCGAAGAATCATGACACAGGATAGCTTTGACGCGAAGTATGACCGCTGGATGGATAAGATTGGCAGGATTGAGGATAAAACCTGTGATGATATTTCTCCGGATAAAAAGCTGGCGCTCTATGATAAGGCTATCGATATTATGTACGTGGAGCTGATTGATAACTGCTTGGAAATTGAGGCAGACAATCCCGAGCTTTGCCCAAACTCAGATGAGGCGCGGCGGCACCTACGTGATGCCCAGCGTCGTCGTGACGAATATTATCGGGCGGCGTATGTCGGTGAATCTGTTATCAAACCGGGTGAATCTGTTATCAAACCGAAACCGCCCGCGAAAAAGGAAGTGGTTATGTTCCTTATAAATTCACTTTCCCAAAAACAACTTCAATAGTCGAGTGACTACTAAAAAAATACCGTCACGAATCGTGACGGTATCGGAAGAAGGTGCTATAAATGCTAAAAAAGCTTATGCTCATCGGGGCCCTGGTTTTATCCCTAACAGCCACCTGCTCGGCTACCAGTTTGAAATATGTTTGCGATTTCGGCGACTATGATAGTCATGTGTATTTGGATACAGACTCCATCCGGCTTGCGGAAAAGGATGATAAGCAACATCATGGATTCGTTTTCCGTGCTTTTTGGAAGCCGTCCGGAGTCGATAGGATGAAATTTCTGGCCACAAACATGGGTAACGGCAGTGCTATTGCATCCCAGCTCTATGAGCAAAACTATGCTTATTCCGTTTACATCTATGAACTTGACCTGATGTATAGAATGCGGACTATTGCCGTCGAATTCCGCAATCAAAACGACGACATCATAAAAGTTCTTGATTTTAAGAACCCTCCCTATAAGGATGTCCATGGACACTCGCAAGATTATCGTATTGCAAAAACGGCATATAACTATGCCAGGGAGAAATTTCAATATATAAAAACACTCCCCTACTATGACCATGCCAGCCAATCGTATAAAAAATAGTCGGAGGTGTGATTTATGTTTACAACCATGGCACCCCAGGCCGCAGCAGTATATTGCCGGGTATCGTCTGAAGCCCAGCAGGAACGTCAAACCATTGAAAACCAAATCGAGTTTGCCCGAAAATACTGCGACCTGAACAACATTGATATCATAGAAATCTACAAGGATGACGGCATCACAGGAACTCTGCCGCTTGATGAACGGCCTGCAGGGTTCCAACTTCTGCAGGATGCCAAGGCGGGGAAATTCAAGCTTCTGCTTATCTTTAAGCTCGACCGCCTCGGCCGTAGCACCCGTGTTATATTGAATGCCGTCCACGACCTCGATGCCATGGGCGTGAAGGTGCGCTCCATGACTGAACCATTTGATACCAGTGACGCAAGTGGCAGGTTTTTGCTTACCATTTTGGCAGGTGTAGCCGACTTAGAAAGAAGCAATATCCTGCAACGAATGGGACTAGGTACTGCACGTGCCGCAAAAGAAGGTAAATACTTAGGTGGTAACACGCCGTATGGGTATCGAGTGGACAAGGACGGATATTTTGAACCGAACCACGACATTATACCCAACATCAACATGAGTGAAGTCGATGTGATTCAGCTAATCTATGATACCGCCCTAGAAGGTGTGTCTACAGTTAAGATAGCTGACAGGCTCAATGCTCTTGGCGTTCCTACGCTCTACACGTTGCGTAAAAGAAAAAGCAAAAAGCCTAACCTTAAATGGCTAGGCAGTACAGTATATCGAATACTCAAATCCACCACATACAAAGGGATTCATTGTTTTGCAAAGAAAAGCAAGCACATTGAAAGAGAAGTCCCACCTATTATTTCTGTGGAGAAGTGGGATAAGGTGCAGTCAATCCTATCCTCCAATCAGGTAAAGATTAAAGGCAATCACATCAAGCGCAACTACCTGCTGCGTGGGATAATCAAATGCGAACATTGTGGCCGCGCTTATACAGGGCTTAATAAAGGCAAACATAGCTACTACACCGATAATGGGCGGTTTCATTACAACGTGTACGGTATGGACAAAAAATGTTTTGGCAAAACGATACGGCAGGAAGCGGTTGAAGATGTCGTATGGGAGTCTTGCCTTGAATATATCCGCAATCCAAAACTGATAGTCGAGCCGATTCAGAAAGAAATCAACCAATCCGATAAGGTAAAAAAAGAAATAGCCTTGGTTCACGCCAAAATCGTTTCTAACGACGCGGAGAACCAAAGGCTTATAGACTTGTACAAAGCAGGGTTAATCGACCTGCAAGCCGTTTCTGGTGAGTTTAAGAAGGTGAAAGACGAAAAAGCCTTTCTGCAAGCAGAATTAGACAAGCTGGAAAAGCAGCTTCGAGACTACGATTTTATCGGACAGGTGGATGAAGCCATAGATTTGTTAGAACTTCTGCGCCAAAAGGTTGACACTCCCGATGTATCATTTGAAATGAAAAGGGCTGTTGTCGAAACCATGATAAGCAAGATAACCGTCAACAGTTCTAGCGAGAAAGGTGTGTTCATCACTATCTACTTCCGTTTCGGCGATAAAAAAGGTGGATACTTATGCACACGGTTTGCGGTGCGAATAATTATCTACAAATAAGCAATAAAAAAAAAACGCCACCCTGCACGCACATAATGCAGAGTGGCGTTTCCTAGTTGTGTCCAAGATGTGTTAAAGGAGGTTTACAAGCGATTCAGCATATCGTCGATAACCCGGTCAGCGGCAGCCTCCAGCAGGGCAATTCCTCCAATCATGTTTACCCGCAGAAAATATTCCACAAATCCGGTAAAAAATATTCCACCGAAATCATTTGAAATCGTTCGAAGATATCGCGTAATGTCCACCGCAGGCAATACGTTTTCTCATGGCCATGAAGAAACTGTGTTTGATTGGTGGACAATATGCGGTTAAATCGTTCGACAATCGTTTGTTAATTCGTTTTAACTCAATCCTAATTCGTTTTTAACTCAATAACGAAATGTTATCGAGTTACTTCTTGGCCCACTCGTTCCTGTACCAGTTAGCCTTTCCGCGCAGCACATTGCCGCCCGTCCGCTCATCGTCGTAGTCCTTGATGTAGCAAGGGCTTTCATCCGTGGCAAGGTACTGGAGGTCCCAGCGTTCCACCGTAGTGAGCGGTCCATATTCCTCGTGAGGATAGATGCCGTCGATATTATCAGCAGCCTCGCCGTGAGTCAAAACGTGCTCCCGGTCGATGGTCAGCCACAAGCCGTTGGCGATTGCCGCCGTAGCCTGTGCCATTGCCTCAATCTGCTGAGGAGTGGGCGGCTCATCGCCCAGGTTCGCACTGGTGGCAAAAGCACAGCAACACAGGGATATGCCGACCGCGCCGCTATTCCGGCGATATGTGTGGGGCAACACTTCATCCAAATCAGCTGCAAGATACAACTTACCATCAGCCGTGATATTCACATGGTAATCATCGAACTTTTGGAAGTAATGCCCGGCGCTCCAGTGCAGGTAAATTTTCGGCTCCCTGCCGTTTGCTTTCGCCTGGGCCCAGATGCTTTCGCGGGCATCGCTGGCAAGCTGTTCCAATTCAGATACTGTAACTTCTTTCATTTCTTACTACCGCCTTTCTCATTCGGAATAAACCTTCTCGGAAACGGGCACATCTCAAACAGGCTGTACTCCATCTCCTGCACTTGCCCCACATAAAAGCCTTGCCGCCTTGCTACATAAGCAAAGGCGGCAAATTTGTTGTATAGTTCTGTCCAGGCTAAGCCATTCATTTCTCCCCCTTGTTCTCCCGCGCTTTCTTTTCACGAGACAATTGTTCCAAAGAATTCAGGATAAACGATGGAATCGGCACGCCGACTTTGGCCGCATTTTCCGTAATCGACAAACCTTCATTAGCAATATAAAAGAAGGTCGTCATGGTGCAAATCTCATGTATGCTTAGTGCCCTGTCCATTTCATTCGCCATCACCACCAAAAGAAATATGAAAACTTTTCGGGCAATGCCGATAAAGCCCTTCTTGCTGTTGGCAGCCAATTCCGGATTGATAAAAGCCGCCAGTACGCCACTGGCATAGTCAATGACCATCATCACAACGAGAACTTCGGTCATATTGTTCCACGCGCCCCAAATATGACTGGCCAATATCCCAAACGCCCCCACCACAGCGCCCCACAAGGCTTCCAAGCGTACGGGAACCATCGATTTGAAAATCTCTGTAAATATATTCAAATTGAATTCCTCCTATTACCATGTTTTCAAAGGCATAGAATTTTTTTGAAAATGTTATACATAATCTCGTACCCTTGGTCATTAGGGTGTAAATTATCGTTCATCACATCATTCAATGGAATGTTATGTTCCCATAAATAATAATTCATGCGAGAAAGCAAGTCATGTGCAGGAACTCCGCATATATCACAAGCCCGAATAATTGCGGACTGAATAGCGGGGGCATTTGCAATTTTTAACGGACTATTAGTAAGAATAACAGGTTGAATACCACGATTTATAAGCCAACGTATAATTTTTGTCATATAAATCGTTATTGCATTCCACTTATCTGAATTATAAACATCATTTGTACCAATGGAAAGGACAGCTATATTCGCTCGATTTCCGTCATCGTCAATTGTTAATGTTTCTAAGTTATCAAATATTTGCTTGGTTGTAAATCCACCAATAGCATTGTTGCAAGCCTTGGTGTTTGGATAATTCGAAATAATATAATTTATCATCATATTAGCCCAACATTTGTTACCTGTGTTACGATACCATGTTTTTACATTATTTGGTATTAAATGACCACTTGAACCATTCGACCCACCGTTATAATTACTACAACCATACCCTTCAACAATACTATCGCCAATGAAAACTACAGACTTGCTGCCCATTCCTAGTCCAATAAGCCCTCTCGCAAAGTTATTTAATTTCTGCCAGTTTATTTCTTCTACATTTTGATTATACGAAGTTAAAGCAAAATAATGATAAGCTTCATTTGGTGTGCATAGAACTGAATACCTATAGTTTGTAAATCCATCAGCAGTTTCACTATATGGATTACATTTTACTATTGTACCATTCCCTCTTACGGGCAAGCCGAACTCAACACCTCCGCCATTTTCATTAACCGTTGGACTTATTGTGTTATTCGGAACGGAAATAACATTTTCGTAATTACGAGGAGAAGCATCTTTCCCAAGGACTTTTAGTATTTTATCGTCAAAAAATGCTATTTTTTTCCACGGAATAGTTTCTACGGTTTCATTTTCATAGCATAGAGCCATATATATTTCATTGCGTACAAAGTATTCATAAACACGCCAGCCTGTGCTTTCACTTTCTGACGGTCTGAATATATTCAAAGTCCCTGGCCCATTTACAGGCAAACCAAGTTCTGCGTAATTTGAAGGGTTGGTAACAGCATAACTTTTATTAACCTCTAAATTCAAAATGTTGGAGGTAACATCAGTAAAAGAACTAAACTGCTGTGAAATCCACTTAAAGCTACTAAGTGTTGTATCTTCTAATGCAAGTCCATAATATTCATGATGGTCAACATTATAACGATATACAGTAAATCCTGTTGATGTATCATCACTATTTTTAGGACAATAAACCAAAAGCGTTCCCCACATTTTCTTCGGCAATCCGAAGCTTTCAGGGACATTTTCGTTAATCATATAAATTCTGTTTTTTGGAAGCTTTAGAAACGTGTCATACTGTGTGTTTTTATCTAAATATGTTTTATTAATTTGTGCATTATATTTTTGAATAGCTGAATTGTTAATATTCTTTAATTTATCTCCAACAGCTTTAGATTCTGCTGCCGCATTTGGTGTAGTCAATGTAGAATCTACACCTACATCTACAATTTTCGCCGCAGCTTCCGCCGATGCGGCTGCGGCATCAGCAGAAGCTTGTGCTGACGCTATAAGCTCGCCCTTTTTTGTAAGCGTAAAAGCATCAAGCTCTGTTTTTTTTGTATCAGTATACGTATCCAGCGTTTCTTCATGTTCATCAATCATTTCCGATATATCATCAATTCCCTGGTTAACCGCAGCCCTTGCCGCCTCTACAAGAGCCGCATCATACTGGTAGGCTTTGGGCACCCCCAGCGGGACAATTCCCTGATTCAGTTCCTTGGCCAAGATATCCGATTTAATTTCAATCGACATGTGAAATCCCCCTCACGATAAACTTTGATGGATAGAGAAGTGTCATATGCAGGCCGCTTCTGGTGGTCATGGATATGTCATACCAATAAGTACCCGGCTTCAATTTGCGCATATCTGCTGCCGATCCATAAGGCGATATGACATTATTTAATCTGTCCACACCGCAGGCCAACTTGAGCACTGCTGCAGCATCTTCCAGTTTTTCTTTGATACTGAATTTTATGGTTTCTGTGCCGTCCAGCACATAGCCATCTTTATCCAGGTAAAACAGCGTGGTGAAGGTATCACCCTGATTCACCATGATGGTTTTGTCCTTGATTGTTATCATATAACCGCCCCCTACGGAATGGTAATGGTTGTCGTTGCCGCAATGCCGGAGATACCTGCCTTATTTACCGCTGTTACATCGATAACATGTCTCCCGGCTTTAAGCCCGGACAGCTCAAATGTTGCATTAAGCACACGGTATTCAGACGAATCATCAACCAGAATTCGATAATACTGCAGGTTGGTATTGGTAATCTCGCGCCATGTCAGTTTTACGCTTGTCCCTGATACTGTAGCGATTAAATCCGCAATTTCCAGTCCGGCAATCATGCTGATCATGTTCGTGATGGTCATACTGACACCGGGGCTTCGCATAATGCTGTTGACGGTTACCACTTTGACATAGGCCGTGTCTTCCGGCACATCCCCTGTATACTGGGTGCCATCTATACTGACCAGCATATCCCAGTTCACATTATCGTTTGAGGTAAATATCTGATACGTGCCCAGGCTTTCGCGTTCCCAGGAAATATCCAGCCTGTAATGGATTGTACCGTCGGCTGCCATATACTGATATTTCATTGCCGATAGTCCGCTGACGTTCTTAATCATTGCGCCCTCTGAGCTGTACTGCGGTTCCGGAATATCGTATTCCTCATTGTAGATGCGCTTATCGTATTCAATGCACTCGATGGTACGCGTGAAATCCTGCGCCCGGGAAATGCTTTTTACGACAAAAGGTTTGGCGCCTACCGTGGCCTGCGCCAAATCGAAAATATCCTGCTCCTGTGGCGGGTCTGCCTCATTGATTGAAGCCAGCTGTACTTTACACCAGCCGTCTTCATTTTTGAGAATGGTCACTGCCGAAGTGTAGATATTATCGTTAAGGGTTCGGTACTGGATACGGTAATCGCCCTCCGTACTGTCCAGTTCTACCGGCAGCAGTAAGGTGTTGCCATCTACGCGATGGATACGGCCAGACTTCGCCCATTTGGGCACATCATGAGCTACAAGGATAACATCGCCCACCGTACAGGCTATGGCATCGATATTCGCTTCAAAGCTGATGGTGCGGCGCAAGTACAGGTTGCTATACAGCTGATACATCCCCTCACGATACGCCTGCTCATAACTGGTGATACCGTCGAAGGTAGCCTGCGCAGTTTTCTCCTCTGCATCGGTATCGTAGGTATCCGAATAGATGGTGATGGTTTCCCGGTTATAGTCGTTTGCGGCATCCATATAGGTCAGTTCGACACAGTTTGCACGGTCCGAGGTCTGCATAAATTCTTCCTGAAAAGAGCCCGCAATGATATTGCCCATGCCAAACATCTGAACCGGCTGCTGGACATGGTCATAGATACAGCCGTATCGGGTACCGAAGCGAATGACCTTTCCGTGACCGACAGCGGCAATGTTATTGTTTATGGTGGCCAGCATTTCCCCGACGGTATTCAGTTCAATGTTGACCTTATAGTTTTTCTCCTGGCAAAAATCCGCCCATGCCTTGAACTGGTCATAGAGCATATACTTAGCAGGAATTCCCCGCACATCATACTCCCATGCCCCGGTATTGGCGTCCTGCAGGTAACTGCATTGGTGCAGGACATCATAGCAGGCCCATGCCGGATTATCACTGGCCTGTTCTTCATAGGCTTCCGTTATGGGATTCCAGATAAGCACATAGGGCCTTGTTTTGAGGAATTTCAACGTAGGTGTGCCGCTCAGCTGGTCCGTGGCCAACGCCTTGATGCCGATGAGTGCGATATTTGGATAGCTGAAATCATCATGGACAATGGATGTCAATGATGACCACCAGCACCGAACTGCAGCCCTTGAACTGTCCACATCATGACTGCGGGCTGTGACCTGCATCCGAACCTCATATGCAGCTGACTCTAACGGGTCAATGCGGAATTCCTTGCGCAAGGCACTGGATTGATGTGCGGTAATCCGGGCACCTTTATGAACTACAGAGAATGTCCCCGTTGTTGCCCTGTCACTGACCACGAAATCACCAACTTCAGCCTGTTCTTCGCCGATCCAGATAATTCCACTCATCTGAGAGCCATCCGGATAGGTGATTGTTATCGTCTTGCTAAGCAGCTCCTCTGGATTCTGTGGATTAAGGTTACGAACAACAGTAACGCTATACTGCCCTACAGGCGGCATTCTGCCGTTAATGACCGATATCCCCACCGTCCCAGACGCCACATCTACGCCGTAAGCGAATGGTATCCAGTTTTCAGTTCCTGCCTTCCGATACTCGCCCAGTATTTCCACCCAGGCATCATCAAGGCCGCCGCTGTCATTGGCATAGTACAGGCCATTGGAGAATTCCACCTTGGTGATAATCCCCTCCGAAGCGTTGCCGGGAACGGTATCCACTCGTTCCTCTGCCAGTAACTGATAGCCTAGCTGTTTGGTGCTGTAGGTATCGTTGAAGTTGGGAATAACGGTCTGCGTATTCGTACCCTCGCGGGTTTCCACCGTCAAATCCTTGTAATAGCTGGCGGCATTGTCATTCAGCTGGATATTGCTGATTGTTAACGGCCCTTCACCGGCAGCCACCAGCCAATTGAGATATTCCTTGTTATCCAGGACATCCACAAACTTGCCAATGGTCTGGCCACCGCTCTGCACCGTTCCATAGGTCAGGGCAATGGAATTATTCTGCCCTTCCATAGTCTGAATGCCGTCCCAGGAATAAGTGGCATCATTCTTAAAGTCACCGAAGTTTCCGGTATCGACCTTCTGACCGAAGACACGATTAATCAGCGTGCCGCCGATAAACATTACCGCAGCTGAAGCAGCATAAGCCGCAAATGTACCAGCCTTGATTCCCATAGCCGCCCAGCCTGAGCCAACAATCCCTGCAGACACAACCGACAAGGCAATCATGGCAATGGTACCCAGTATATTTTTCCCGCTGTCACCGCCCATGACTTTTGGGTAAATGACCACAAAGGAATCATCCGGAATTACCACTTCCGGCTCTATCGGTTTACTATTGACCAGAATATCTACATTGGCACATGCCGGCATATACTGCCGTAGCACTTCATCCGCAGTCTTGCCAGCTTCCACAGTATGCAGTTCCCTTCTGTTCCAAGGCTCGAACGGATTTTTGATTATCACCAGTTTAATCATCAGAATCACCTACATACTCATAAAAGCCCTCGATTACCAGCCTCCATGCCGGTGAATCGATGCGGTCAACACATACGCCGATATTCGAGCGTATATGGATAAACTGGCCATTGCCGATATAGCAGCCGGTATGATTGACAATACCGCTAGGCGTGCCAAAACGGATGGCCATCAAACAGGGCACCGGCAGTTCTTCGCCTTTCCCGATTCTGCGCCAGTTTGAAGTGATTGCCGTTTTACTGGTAATCAGCGCATTGACCTTTTCGAGGTCATCAAAATCCGCCGTATAGTCTGGAATGGTCATGCCATATCTTCGATATATCTCCTGCACCAAACCATAGCAGTCAAAACCTTCTTCCATGCTTCTGCCCCGGTTGGTGAACTTAACGCCAATCAGGTCCCTATACTGAATCAATGGACATACACCCCCTTCTGATCTATTCCCTGAAAGCCGCCAAAGCGGGCGGAATTATTCCTTGTCCGGCAATCCGTCAGCGTGTGATTGCAGGTACTTTCCGCAGACTGGCACCCGCAACGAATGCCCTTGTACTTGAACGGGCAATTATTCTTCATATACCGATTCAACGGCCGGCGGGTTCTGCTGCTGTACTCATTTCCCAGTGTGAAGGTGATACTCTGCTGATTGACCGTGGTCTTGGTCACCACAAAATATTCCTCCAGCTCCGGTTCCGGTGCGGAAAGATTCTCCGTATTGACCACCCGGATAATGACCTGGAAACCGTTTGCCCCTTCAGCCTGTTCCACCATATACTGCAAAGCCTGTGAAGTATTGTCGATGGTCAGTGCCACATTCGGGTCACTGTCATCCGTCTGTTCACGAATTTCGCCCAACTCAAAAGGGAATGCCTGCCAAAGCTCACCATTCCAGATAATGTCTTCCGTGTTGTAACAAATCCTTGCCGCGTCCTCCGGCAGTTTGATTTCCAGCAGAGGGATAAAACTGGAATCCGTGCTGAGCTTGTTTTTCTCCCGCTTGGCTACTGCTGATAACGAAATCATCTCATACCTCCGTCAGTTCAATCGTGCCATTCCAGTAATTCATGGCATCGTTATTCCATTCGCCCACATTGGTAATCCGCACTTCCACCTGTTCTTCATCAGGGTTCATGTAGTCATAGGACAGGTCAATGGAGTCCGTATTTGTCCAAATAAAGGAGTTCGCCGCAAACTTTGCCTTATGGACAACAAAGTCCATAATCCGCAAGTAGGAACGCCGAGAGATATGATTCCACTGTAGCGTCCACTTCCTGCGCGACCGGGTAAATTTCGACCTGGACTGCATAGAACCATCTTCAAACTTCGATGTAATGGACGTATTTTCCGGCTCTTCTTTGAATGGCCATGCCGGAGATGGCACATCATCAGGCCAATATAATTTTGTACTCATGTTGATGCCACCCCCTTAATCATGCTACGGATGCCATTTTGATTGGTAGCCACAGCGTTGAGGACAACACCGACCACCCACTGCTCGCCATCCCATTTTGCTGTGGTCTGCTCCGCATCCACCTTGGAGCCGGTATTGTTCGTGATGTTGACCGTCACATTGCCACCCTTCCCCTTGCCGCCGATAGCCGCAAGGTTTTCGGCATTCAGAGGAATTACAGCTTCGTTTTCCCCGGCTTCGCCAATCATGGCCATAGTAGGCGCGGTCACAATGCCGCCCTTGGCGAACTTGAAACCGGATACCACACTGCCGGTATAGCCGAAACTAGGGTCAAGGCTTGTACCGTTGCTCAAGGTAAAACCACTGCTTCCACCACCAAAGGCTCCCAGCAACCCCGTCATCCATGATGCCGCCAAACGCTGGGCCGCAATCTTGGCCATCATATTAAGGACACTATTGCCAAAGTCCAGCAGGACATTCTTGGCTGATTTCGTGCCTTTTACGAAGTCCGTCATAGAATCAGACAGGCTGTCATACATAGTGCTCGATATATCGGCAATATAGCCGGTCATAGATCCGTGCGCAGTACGCCACAATGTCACATACTGCTGAGCCAATTTCTTTTCACCGGAAATATTGAGGGACCGCTCCTCGGCCCTTCTGCCTTTCTCGCTGTTGAGTTCAGCCACCAGCTTTGCCATGGCCCCCTCTTCAGCCAACCAGTTTACATATTTCTCATGGGCCTGCTCCTTCGATTTGCGAAGATTATCCTCTGCCGCTTCAACCTGAGCATAATACCAATCCGCAATTACCGCCCGCGTCTTATAGTCATCTTTATCCCGCATGAGGCTCTTTTCCTTAGCCTCCCGCTCCTTGTCGAGCTTACGGATGCTAGCCCGGTACTCAGCTTCAGCTTCCGCCTCATAATTGTGCGTAACCTTGGCCTGTGCCAGTGCTGCCGAATCGGTCATTTCATCGAAGGATTCTTTCCACTTCTTCTTGACCTTCTCATCTATGGCTTTGGCATATCTATCCAGCTCCGCCGTAAGGGCAGCTACCCGCTCCTTCTCAATACCCGGAGTTGCCGCAATCTTATTAATCTGCTGGCGCTTGCGCATGACATCCTCAGCATTCTTGAGCATATCATTCTGATAATCATAGCCCTCATTCTCTCGCACGGTTTCCCGCATGATCTGCATCAAGGCAGCGGCTTCCTTACGGGCATTAGCCAGAGCACGCTCCGCCTCTTGCGCCTCTTTGGTAACACCAGCATTATGCAGCAGGCCTGACTTAACCGTCTGGCCGCCTGATGCCTCCGCAATGGAACCATAGCCGATAATACCGCCGAAGGTAGCGCTGAAATCGTCCAACGACAAATCATGGATACCCGCCGATGATTGACGAGATCGAACCATACCATTGCCAAGATAGATGCCAACATGCCCCGGAGTGTCTATCATGTCGCCGGGATTCAGGGAGCCCCGAATCTCATCAACATTCCCGGAATGGTAGGCGCCCAGATTCTTGAAGTCAACGTCATTTACCACCCCGTCAAAAGGATTCTCACGGCCAAGGCTTTCGAATACCTGCTTGTAGACTTCATGAGTGAAGTCATCGCACCAGCCATCCACATCATTGCCCAACGTGCCGCGCCATTGGTCTCCCTGCTGGAAGTTCTCGGCAGCAACCTGGGCAACGTATTCACCGATTGGCACATCATATTCAACCGGTTTTACCTCTTTGACTGCAGATGAGCCACCACCTGATGCCCGACCACCGCCACCTGACGTTTTCATAGTTTTCCCGGTGTCCGCCATTAGCTCTTTCATCTTAGCGGACCATTCCTCGGACTGCTTGTTGTATTCCTGCCTTGCCCTTTCCTGAACGGCCTCTGGGTTATCACTATTAAACCATTCTTCATAAGACATCGGGCGGTTCGTATCTTTACCCCAGGCTTCCTGTTTTTGTGCGTCAGTAAGCTCATAATAATTATTGGATGGTTCAGATGTACTGTTGTAGACGGATTCGCTTTCGCCATCTTCGCCAGCGTAGGCACTCGATGAATAATCATGGGTGCCAGTATCATAATCATCGCCAGTATTTACAGTGTCACCGATTGTGGCGGCCTTAGCGGCATCAGCATCATATACGCCTTTATAGCCACCAGCGCCATCAGATTCTACCTGTGTACCATCCTCAAGTGTTATGTACTTGCTATTTACGGCCCGTGCCGTGGCTGTACTCCGTTGTGATGACAGATACATTACCGCCGATACTGCGGCAAATACCCCCCACCAGCCCATTGCCAATGCCCATACAGCTGAGGTCAGCCTGCCGACTGCCCCCGTAGCAACGGCACAGGCTTCAGCCATTCGTGTGCCCTGCACTACTGCTGTATTACCGGTTGTTACAGTTGCTACTGTAAGGCCTTCCTGTGCCAGAGTGGTTTCTGCGATAGCAGCTTTCGCCATGGTTTCGGCGCCGACCTTTTTCTCACCTTGGACAACGGCGTTGTTCCCATTGGTAGTCTGAGCGACGGTCTGCGCTTCGATGGCTATCGTGGTTTCAGCCACGGCGGCCTTTGCCATGGTCTCAGCAGCTACTTTTCGCTCTCCCGCAATCGTTGCGGCGTTGGCGGTCTCCGCCTCGCTGGCAGAGACCGCAGCATTGGCTCTTACCGTGCGGGCGGCGGCAGATTCAGCCGCCGCGGCCTGCGTGCCGTAGGATGTAGCGGCGTTGGCTGCTGATGCCCTTTGTTCAGCGTTGATCTGAGCGAACATCTCCGTCATAATGGCACGTTCACGAGCGGCTGCTTCTGCCGCCATCTGTTCACGCTGAACCGTGTATTTTGCCACCATTTCAGACTTCTTCGCCTCAGAAATCTGCATTGACTCCACTGATTTTGCATAGGCCTTTTCCTCTGCCAGCGCCTGTTTTTCGATGTTGCGAATGCGCTGGGCAATAGCCTTTTCCTGCTGCTTGGTGAGCGTATCCTCTTTGGCCGCGTTGGCCGTAATCTCTTCCTTGTGAGAGGTAGCTACTGATACCGCCGAGCCTACTTTGAGGGCAATCGAGCGGGCCGCCTGCAGAGATTTATAAACGGCTATCAATTCAACAACATTTTTCGTCGTATCCTTGATGGCTGTGCCGTTCTCTTTGATGAACTTAGCTGTACCCTGCAAACCAGAAAGGATTTCCGGCAGGATTTCTTTTGCGATAGGTGCCAGGGCCGCGCCGCCCGACGACTTCAACTGTCCAAGCTGCATATTGATGACCTTCATCTCCTGGTCAATCTTATGCATTTCTTCCGGGTCAACCAGCCCATTGCTCTGAATCTTGGAGGCATTTTCCTTTGCCTCTGCATAATTCTGCAAGGTCTTGGTCAGCGCGAGGCCACGAGCCCCCAGCGTGTTCATGATGAATTCCTGGCCATAGCCTGCCGTCGTGGCTTTCTTGTAGCCCTCTGCCAGCTGTTCCATCTGTTTGGTAGGTGCCAAGAGTTTCCCTTCCTGGTCATGCATGGTAATGCCCAGCGCATTGAAGATGGCATTGGCCTTTTCTGCCGCCTCCCCAGAACCGCTCAACGTCTTATCCATACGCATGATTGCCGCGCAAGCCGTATCAACATCGCCACCGGTAAGGGCCATGATTTTCTTGAATGCGCCTGCCTCAGCCGTGGTCGTCCCCAGCCTGCGCTGGAGCTGATAGAGACTTTCGCCAGCTTCTACCGATGCCGAAATCAGCGATGTCAGGCCAAAGCCACCCGCTGCTACTGTAGCAAATTTCGTGAAGGAGCCCAGCAGCGCCTCGACCTTTCCCGTGGTATCGGTCAAAGCGCCCTGCATTGTATTCAAAGGAGACACATCACTAAACGTCTGACTAATCTGTTGCTTGGTATCCCCCAGAGCCTTGGTAATGCCTGAGTTATCCGCGCCAATCTTAATCAACAATTCGCTTATCGTAGACAATATGTCACCTTCTTTCTGTCATCGTTTTGAATGATTTAAAATATTCCACGTCATCCATTGCCTGCTTTTCCTTCATTGCCCTAATCTCATCCTGCGGATAATACAGCGGATTGAATAAGTCTTGCGGATCCATAGGCTTCTTCAAATGAGGACTCATAATCATGGCAGTAAAATAAGAGCGCCGGAAATCTTCATCCTTCCTGCGCTCCCGGAAAGCCTCCAGCATACGATAGAATTCCCCAGGCTGCATATCATCAAACTCAGCCGGATGAATCCCTATCTTATATGCTATCGGCTCTGCATACTCAAGCCACTCTATGAATGACTTTACTTGCTTGCCTTCTTTTTGGACGGAACCGCCGCTGCCTCTTTCGCCCCCGCCCATTTGATAAAAATCCCGGTATTGAACCACGCTTCCATAATGGTGCCATTGATGTCATCGAGCAGTTTGCCCGCGTCGCAAATCTCATCAATCACATCATACGGGTCCTTATCACCAAGCTCCTGCAAGCCGTATTTGATACCCGCCGCCGTGACTTCAATGGTCAATGTCTGCACGATATGCTGTCTCGAACCGCTCAAAATAGACAAAATAGAGCGGCCGATTGACCGCTCCAACATTGCTAACGAGCGATTATCGAACTGGAAAGTATACTGCTTTCCATTAACTTCAAGAATCGCTGGTTTCTTCATGATTTATCTTCTCCTCCTATAACTCAGGGCGTTGTCGTGGGTGCTGGCGTAACTTCGCTGATTGCACCTACGCCAGTGAGCGTTACGCTGACCGTAGATACGGAATTGTAGTTGGTGTCCTTGTTGAACTGAGTAACAGCCGCCCACCCGGTCTGATACGAACCGTCCTTGTAGACGAACTTGACATGTGCCTGCTTGTCATTGCGGAAGCAATACTCCAGTACCTGCAGGCCATCATCAGACATGATCAGCAGGCCCGTGTAGGAACTATTCCAGGACTTAATACCCGCAAGATTGGCCGCCCAGTTCCCGCTCGTCTTGTGCGTTGCGTCAATGGTCGTTGCCGACTGATTGATGGGCGAATTGCGCTGACCGCCGACCAGCTTCCAGTCCGGCGTCGAATCCGTGCCCCCATCGATATAAAGCAGACTATCTTTGCCGAGCTCCGCAACACTCTGGTCAGGATTCGTCGGCAGATTCTGCAACTGATTCTCTGTAAGTGCCATTTGTTATTCCTCCTTATCGGATAACTGATAGTTAATCTGAATGAGTCCGTGATAGCCGGTGGTCTGCTCCGGGAATGTCTCGATCATGTCAATCTGGGCATCCAGCACCGCAAATCCATCGACCTGCACTTTCTCCACGCCGTATTTCGATATCAGGTATGTGATATCGGATACAGCCTCATATACGGCCTGTTTTTCTTCCTCTGTCCCCCACACATTGACCGTCAATGAACAATTCCACTGGATACTGTTTTTTGTGTCCAGTGGTTTTGCCGTGATTGCATCAATTGTGATATAAGGGGTTATTACCTCTTCGGGAACTTGGCCATATACTTTTTTATCCTGCCCCATGGACAGGAGCTTATAAACGCCCATCTGCAGGGACACCGTGGGAACGTTCTTAATGACTCTCACCTTTCAGCACCTCCTGCATAGCCGCCTCAATCTTGGGCTTATTCTCTTCTGCCGCCGGCTTCATGAAGGGCGCCTTGGGCATCTTGCCATTATAGATATCACCTTTTACAAAGCCCGCCCATCCCATCGTGGGGTCGAAGCGGGGGAGTTTCAACGCCACTCGTTTCACTGGGCCGACGATACGGGGGCCGGTGCCGAACTCCACAAGATGGGAGTGTGGGGATGTTGACCTGACCACACCATAAGATCCACGGACTTCCTTCTTGATGCCCGTCTTGAGGTTCCCGGTAGTTCCATATGGCGCCAGACGAACGGCAGTCTCATAGGTTGACTGCACACCCTCAGCGATAACACGCTTGATGCCCTCTCTCGTGCTCTCATCATACTTGTTGATGTCAGCGGTGGCCTGATATGTGGCCTTATCAAGATTCATTTTGATAAAAGTCCCCATCAGGTATCAACCTCCACAGGCTTTGTTGTCAGTGTCAGCTGCGCTGGTTTCGAGGAATCAACATGCAGGATATTATACAGGCGGCCATCCAGCCGGACACGCCAGCCTTTATTAACATCCTCACGTTTCCTTATCGTGATGCCCTGCGTGATGATAACGGCATCGCCACTTCCCACGGCCGCTACTGCCTGGAACTTCGGAGCGTGAACCTGCGCCCATACCGTGGCCACCTCTGCCCAGTCCTTCTGCGGACCGAAGCCAACATCCTCGGAAACCACCGTGTACTGCAGCAGGGTGACTCTATGATTCAGTTTCCCTATAATCATCCATCATCACTCCCAGCTTCTGGCTCTGTCGATTCTGTCTCCCCCGGCTCTATTGGTTCATCGGGCTGTTGTGCATCGATAAGCGCCTGCAGTTCCTCTGCAGTCATATCGGTCTCATACTGCAACTGGTGCAGCATGGTCTCAACGATACGGCTATAGCTTTGAGGGGTCTCGCCCTCCAGATTGCGATTCTCGTAGAGGTCAGCAATCAATGCCAGCTGTGTCATATCGCCCAGCTTCTCGCAGTCAGGCTTCAGCTGTACAATGAGCCGGTAGTTATCTACCGCCCCCGCAACAACAGCATAGGCCGTTGCCATCAGGCGTTCCAGCAAAGCATCCTCCGCATCGCTGTCAATACGGAGGTAAACCTTGACTTCGTTCAGCGTGATAGCCATGAGCTATCACCACCTTAGGACTTCGTGATGGTGTAAGCCTTGAGAGCGGCAGTATCGCAGGCCGTCAGGCCAAAGCGCTCAATCGCACGGATGAGGACGCTGTTCTTTTCAAAACCAGCTTCATCAGATGCCATGACCTCAACGCCCTTACGCTCGAAGAATGCCAGGTAATCGGACATGGAGCCGATATACATCGGAATTGTGGTCGTTGCGCTTGCACCAGAGCCCGTGGTGGTATTGGTCAGCACGCTATTGGAGACAACAACGACTTCCTTGCCACGGAACCGATAAGTATCAGCGGCAGCAACATCCGGCACCAGCAATGGGCGGTTCTGTGCATCTTCCAGTTCAGACATCCACTGGAAGCCGTCCTGATTCGTGAAAATCTTTGCATTGGCGTAGAATGCCGGATCGAGGTCTACATTGAGCGCCTTCATGAGATTCTTGTAGGTCGATACGCTCGTGGCGGTAAGCGTGCCAAGCTGGGTGACAATCTGCGCATTTTCGGTGTTGACAGCCATACGAGCGAAACGCTGACCGATAACATCCATGAGGTTGATGTCAGCATCCTGCAGAAGCTCACGGGATACCGGGATGATGTCGCCGTAGGAATCAATGGTGTAGGTCAACTGGCCGAAGTTAATATCGCGCTTGTTGAGGCTGTTCAGCTCATCGAAGTTCGTGAGCGTACCAGTCTCAGCGCCAATCGTCGGGAACTTGCCGCTGTTGCTGTTGGCCGTGCGCACGGAGCAGTAGTTCTTCAGCTGGGTGTAGGCACGACGGAATTCCATCAGCTGGGAAATCTGCTCTTCCGGTACGAGATAGCCGCCCTTTGCCGGCGTAGCTTCAACCTGTCCCGGCGTGCCTGCTGTGTTGAGGAATGCCATTTCCTCTTCATTCAACGTTTTGCCGAATACCTGCTTATTGAAGATGCGGTTACGCATAACGGCATCGCTAACCTGCTTTTTATTCGTTGCCGGCGCCGCCTCTTTGATGAAGTTGGTGGCCTCGGCCTCTTCGATAGCCTTGGCGGTCTTGTAGTCGCGGATAGCGTCCTTCAGTTCATTAGCGACAGCAAACGCCTCGTCATACTGTTCAGCCGCCTGGAGCTGGTCAGCCTTCGCCTTCAGCTCGTCAACGACTTTCTTGAGTTCGTCAGATTTCTTCATTGAGAATCTCTCCTTCCATAATTGCGAGCTGAATAGCAGCCCTTACTTTGTAATTATCTGCATCCTGCGGCTCAGGCGTCGGCTCCTGTTTCGGAGTTACCGGCTTCCTGTCCGCAAAGTTGATGCCCTTTGGCATGTTCTTGAACTTGACGAGGCCACTGGCACATGCAGCAGTCTGCGTCGCTTCGAGCAGTTCAATATTGAAAAGCTCTGCAGCATCCGCGCCCGTCAGCCAGGTGGTGTCCTCCACCATCTGATGAATCTGCTCATCCGTTACCCCCTCACGGGCGGCATTGCGATAAGTAGTTTCCAGCCCCTCCTGCAATACATCCAGCGCATCTACGACCTTCTGGAAGTCATTGGCATCACCAGCGGCATAGGTGCTGGGCTTATGAATCATCAGATAGGCATTGGATGGAATCTTCCGCTCATCGGCTGCAAAGAAAATCTGCGTCGCAATCGAGCAGGCCCATCCATCTACCACAGCGGTTGTCCGTCCTTTGTGACGAGCAATCATATTGGCGATTGCTACGCCAGCAGGCACAGAGCCGCCGTCTGAATTGATATAGATAGTAAGCGGTGCGTTATCGTCAATGGCGTCAAGCTGTTCTTTGACAGCCTTCGGCCACTCGTAGCCTGTACCATCATCCCCCCAGGCTTCAAAATAGCCGCCCGTTTCATCATCAACAATGGCACCACTGATATACATCTCCGCACTATCTGCACTATTTTTGATTTTCAGCATTGTCGTCACCTCCTTCCGCTGATTGATTTACTCTTGCCATGTAGGCAAGCCCCACATCCTCCAGCTTCACATAGGAGCCGTTGACGATGTGAACATCGCCGCCCGCCGTAGGCGGCATATCCAGCTTGCTTCGGGCCTCGTTTGGCGAATATATTGCTGACGTGACCATCTTTTGCAGTACATCTGCCTGCTGTGTGGGGTCCCCCCTCAAAATCGTCCAAACATTGAACTTGAAGCCCAGTCCCGCCCGCTGTTCCTTGGTTGTCAATAGCTTTCGATTGAATTCCTGCTCATAGAGCGTAATGTTATACAAAAGCGTGTTGACGTAGAAGCTAAGGCTTTGCGCTGCACTGTTCGCATAGCTGGATTTACTGTAATCATTGAGCTGGTTCGGCTGGATGCCAAAAGCCGCAGCGACCTGCAGCGCATTGTACTTCTTCAGTTCATAGAACTGGGAGTCCGTCAGCTTAAGGTCAAGCGTCTGAATGTCATATCCAACCGGCAAAGTGATGAGCCGCCGCCCTTCATCACGGGCCTGCTTATCAATCTGCTTGAGCATGACTTTCTGCTGTTCTCTCGACAGGTCACCTACATACTTGACCACGGCATTTGCGGTCAAGCCTTTTTGGTAAAGTTCATTGAGGAAAGCCTGCGACGCCTTGGAACCGGCCATATTGGTAGCAAGGATTTCCCTCACCGACTTCCCTGCCATCCCAGAACGGTCTGTTACCCAGGATTTCACATGCAGAACATCTTCCGGATCCAGCCAGTAAGACTTCCCGCTGCGCTCATCCGTGTAGTAATAGACAAACCTGCGTTTCGTGAAATTCTCGGTGTTATTTACCCAAATCTGCACCATGCGGGGATGCAAAGGATAAATCCCTGTAATCTTGCCGTTCAGCCGCTCGACATAGGCATAGGCATTGCCATAATGGTTCCGGCAGAACTCCATATAAGTGAAAAATTGAATCGGCGTATAGACAGGATTCGGCGATATCGAAAGGAATTGCACTGTTTCATGGTCCGTCACCCGCTTTTTATCCTCACTCATAAGGTATATTGGCATCTTTCCCAATGCTTCAGACAAGGTTTTCAAACAGGTAAAATAGGTGATTTCCGACAAGTCCGGGCCATATTGTGATGCTGACCCACCAAAAAACAGCTCATTGATGTCGGAAAGACTCATTGAGCTGCTCTCATTAGCAAAGTATGATTTTATTTTCGCGAATATTTTCATTTACTCACCTTCATTCAAGGAATCCAGCCATATCTGGAATGCTTCCTCGCCACTGGGGCTGTTGTTCTGCTTCGACACAAACCAAACCTTCCACGCATCTATGATGGCGTCGATGGGGTCAATTCGGTTTGTCTGCGTCATCTTATCAATTTTTATTTCGCCGAAGCTATTCGGCTCCGATACAATGGCATTGGCAGCACTCCACGACAGGAGCGCATTGTTTTTGTCATAGCCGACCTGCCCAGCTTTGACCGACAAGGCAAAATCCTTGGTAGGGTCATTGAGTGAGCGCGCCGACTGTTTAACCTCGGTAATATCGCAATCCAGTACCTCGTCGAGGTCGCCCAAAAACGCTGCCGCATTATGCGCATCATATCCACAACCGATAATACGGATATTGTACTGCTCAATGATTCGCTTCAGGTCAGCGATAATGTACTTGTAATCCGTTTTGATGCCATACATCCCGCTGGTCAGTGTGATAAGCCCCTGATTCTTCCACACACCATACGGCGCGTCATCGGATTTGATATGCTCTGCCAGGCGCAGCTCCGGCATATAACTGTGGGACCAGATATATACATTGTCATTTGCAAGCGGAAACAACAAAGCAATGCTCGTCAAGTCGCCGCCGCTTGACAAGTCAATGCCAAGAAAAGCCTCGCGGGCGGCCATATCTGCGATGGTCTCATCACTGCCGCCCAGTTTCCAAGCTGCAAGGTCAAGAAGCGCGCCGCCTGTATAAGTTACCCACTCATTTAACGTTTTGGTCTTGAAATTGACCAGTTCCTCGCCCTGTTTCTCCTTGGCGTCAATGGCCTTGGAGGCAACTACCTTGAGCTTTTCTTCATCCAGCGTGACATCATCCGGCAGGAACAGCTTGAGCGGATTTGATTTTGCCCAGTTCTCCCGTTTCCAGATATCATCATCCTCATCCATTTCAGCTATGTATACAAAGAGCGAATCCTTCTGAACTACGCCCTCCAATACTTTTTTGCAGAACTGATACTGTTCATAGCATGGTGATTTCAGATTGAATCCGCTCGTTGTAATCGCTATCGTCAACGCATTTTTGACCATATCCTGCCCGTCCATCATCAGTTTGTACATCTGATTGGTCGGATGGGCATGATATTCATCGACTATTGCCAGGATAGTACGGAAGCCATCTGCACTCTTTGTATCGCGCCCAATGGCTTTGATTGTGGTGCCGGTTACCCGGCTTGTAATGGTCTTATCGTAAGTCTTGATTTTATAGAGCTCAGCAAGGTCTTTATCGGATTCGATAAACTTGCGAACCTCGTCCCAGACGATATTTGCCTGGTCTTGTTTTGTGGCTGTGCAGAATATGCGGCCGTACTGGTAGCCGCCGAATGTGGCGAAGTCATTTGCAAGAGCACCGGCTAAGAATGATTTGCCATTCTGCCGTCCTACCTGAACATAAGCCTCACGGAATCGGCGAATATCTGACCGCTTGCGCCGCCATCCAAAAAGTGAACCAATGATGAAGTTCTGGAAGCCGCGAGTCTTTAGCGCATGAGCTTCGCCTTCGCCGATGGTCAGTGTATTGGCAATATCAATATGCCGTTCTGCTTCCGACACATCAAATATCCATTCAGATGACTTATCCTTCATGTCATTGATGTGGCGTTCCGCCGCCAACCGTTCTGACCGGCCACAAATCCGCTTACCACTCAACACCAGCTTAGCATATTCTGTAGTTCTATCCATTCGAACCATCACCCAGGAACTTGATGAACTTGTTCACGGTCTTCTCTTCCTTGACCGGCGTGATAAGTTTCAGCCGATCCGTAACGGCCAGCCCTAGCTTTGTCGAGCAAGAGAAGATGTTTTTTGCCGACTGATTAAGGATTGATATCCATGGCGAAGGCATCGCGTAGCCCTTATCCGTCGTGATGACATGGCCATGCAAGGATAACTGAGTCGATGCCTCGATATATCGGTTGTAGTTGTCCGCATAAACGGCCAGTACCGACAAATCCAAATTGTCGAGCATCCCCAGCTCCGCAGCATTCCTGCAAACTCGCTCAAATTCGAGGGCGGCTTTATCTGGGAGCCAGTCCGGAGCTCTCAACTCATCACGGCTAACCTTCAGAACCTTTTCGCCCTCAGCGCGGGCGGCTTTTTGTGCCTTGCTGATGTTGCCCGTAGACATTGCAATTACTTTTCTAGGTCGTCCCATTTCTCAACCCCCCCTCATGTTTTTTGGCGTTTCTTCGCAAGAAAAGAGGCCACGCGGTTCTATGTTTTTTGAGTCAAAACTTTTTTGACCACCCCGGGGCCATCACTCTTCCAAATTTTCTTCTGCGTCCATCCGAATTCTGTAGAGCCGCATCATCATCTCACGTTTTTCGCGCTCACCTTTGCCATACTCTGCATGAATCATCTGATGTGTCTTGTCGGATACATAGATGATATTCCTGCCATCCAAGCGAAGGTCGGGGCGCTCATCAACCGGCGCAATGTGATGTGCAATTCTCCCCTGCTGAATCCGTCCTTTGTAATATCTAAGATACTCATCCGTATAACCAGCGCGTGCGGCTACAGCCTGCTGCAGAAGCTTCCAGCTCTTACTATGATAAAACGATGCTGACTCGCGATTACGCTTATCACGATCGTATTCACGCTGGCGGTCAGCCTCGCATGGGCATTGTGTGCCTTGCTTTATGACTCGGCCACATCTGCCGCATATTGTTGTCAGCATCCTTTTCACTCCTTCATCCTATTTTTTGGGGCAACAGAAAAGGCGGCTCAGCTAATAGCCTTGCCGCCCGTGCGTGATATATGAATCTTCATCAGAGGGATTGCTTTGATTTCAGGAGTTGCTTGTATCTCGCTGTTGCCGTATTTTCCGGCTCTCCCAAAATCTCACATTAATATTATACTACGGTTTTCTGATAATTATCCCCTGTCTTTCCCCTGTAAATCACTGTTTCATCCACATATTTATCCATTTATCCACAATCAGCTGGCAAAGATGAAGGATAGCTGACGCCGACTTACCATATCTGCAAACATCATTCCGGCCAGCTTGTTGATGGTACGGCGCCCCTTCTCCATTGCCCACTTCTCTGAAATATTCAGGGCGTCAGATATTTCACGCCACCCTTGCCCCTTTATATAATGCCCCTCTACCAAAATTAATTCCTCAGTATCCAGTGCTGTCAATGACCGACCCACTGCATTTACAATGTGCTCCACCTGTTCCAACTCTCTTTCAATCCGCTGGATGCAGGGCAGTAACTTTTCCCGGCGGGCAGCTGCAGCCTCCACGCTGTTCAATTCAGCCGCGCCGCCGCCCATGTTGTCGCCATACTTTGCAATAGGCGCCGCAATAAATTCGTCTATTGTTTCCAGCTCCTTGTGCAGCATAGATAACTGCTCACGCATATTCTCAATCTGCACCCGGAACTGTGGCAGGTGTTTCAAATAATTTCTCGTGGTTTCCATGAAATCTTTATATTTGCCCTCACACGCCATTGCAACGCCCTCCCTCTATAAAACGCTTTGCATATACTATATTTTATCATGTCCTACTATTTCCCGTGAAGAAAAGCGGGCAGCTTATGCCCCGCCCGCCTGGCAGCTATGCTGTTGTAATAATCGCACCCGGTTGCGGTTATTTCGTCGCCAGCATCCTATCCGCCCGCCCCGGGTCAGATTTCACAATCTTAGCAAACTGCCGTATCTTCTCCCATTCACTATCTGAGGCGCGTAGCTGGTGCTGTTTTCGTGGTATTCCTTCGGGGGCTGTTAGTTTCCGGCCTGCTCCTGCCCTGGCTCCCCCCCACCCGTTTTTATTCTCACTCATGTCTCATTCCCTGCCATCTTCCAAATCAGATACCCACAGACAACTGCCCCAGTTAATGCTGTGAGCCAGTCCACCGGCCGCCCCATGGTTGCCAGTAACCAAATCGCAACAATCCCCCAATAACTTTTGTCCACTCTCTTGATTCTTCTTTTCATGTCGTTTACAATGGATTTAGAAGGTTCAGCAGGAACTTCCTTGTTCCTGCCTTCCCTCTAGTTACTTGCGCTTCTTGGGTTTTCGCTTGGTAGGCTGACCCTTGGAGCGCTTTTTGCGCTTCCTGCGCTTTTCATCATACTCTGTATACCACTTCCATGCTGTATACCCTATCAGTACGATGTTCTTGACATCCTCTAAATCCATTGTCTCCCCCCTTTCTATGATTTAATTATATCCTATTATCTTGTTTTTGTCAATGCTTTTTCAAATTATTTTAGAAATATTTTTGCCCGTGAATCCTTATTTTATCTAGGCTCACGGGCTTTTTGTTTCCCTTAGGTTTCGGTTTCGTCGCCTGTCAAACCTTACTCTATTTCAAAGTATATAAATACAAGCAAAGCTGTTATCATGCCCCGACCGAACACCTCACTGCCACATGCAAAGACTCCTGCCACTGTCGCTAGTGCCAGCACTATTATTGGCCTTCTCATTCATCATCACTTCTTTCCGTCCTGTTATTAAATCAGCCAACACACTGTCCATAATTATCAGGCTGTTACCATTCTTGCCCGATTGCCACCATACTACACCACACGATTCAAATGAGTAGATGCTGTTATTCACATCATCTTTGATTTTGAAATACTCACCCAGTTTTTTGCCAAACCTCTGGGCGATTTCTCCCATTTTATTTTCCTTCATTGTCAGCTCTCCAATGCGCACACCCAAAAGCTACGGGTGATAAATGTTTTTGTAGCCCCATTCCAATTAAAATGCCATGAAATCTGCAAGCACCTGCAGACTTCTTATCAGCTATCTGTCCTTCAGTCTCTACATAGCGAAAATGTCTGCAATAATAACAGCATTTATTCATTACTCTTCCGCTCCTTATGCTCCATGATAATCACCGCCTCATTCGCAAAATGTATACAGCCAATTAGCTAACAAAATCACCCCAAGAAAAGCAGCTCCCATCAAAATTGAGATGATTACTCCGAGGCTTAATCCTGCAAAATATTCCTCGTCGATTTCATCGAACTCATCAATCTTCATCGACAATCGTCGCCTCGCCTTCCAAAAGTTCCGCAAAGATATAGCTGTCCGCAATATCTATCTGCTCACTTTGAAAACCTCGACTGCCGAACCAGCCTTTTACTATCACTTTATTCTTCAATGCTCCATATTCGTTATACCGTGGCACGCTCACAGTAAATTCTTCGCACAATTTCTTGCCAAACAACCGAGCGACTGCTTCCATTTTATTCGGCTTATCTTTATAGTGTTGCCGGATGATTCCAAAAGCACCGGCCAATACTTGCTTTTTCCGTTCTTCCACAAGGTCTCCGTTTTCGCCAAGCAATTTTTCAAAGTTATTATCTGCCATCGTTAGCCCTCCAGTTCTTCAATATATTTCAAAAGAAAATGCTCTAATAGTGTCTTTCTTGACCTGCTGCCTAATACGTTCCTTTTGCTGTTGGCGCAAAACGCCATCTAAGCGTTTCATTTTATCACGGTAATCCAATAGCCTGAAGTATTCTCTTAACATATCCGCAATAAATTTGAGCTCGCTTTTATTAAACTGGACACCTTCCTCTAATTCTGACTCAGTCCGGCTATCAATCCATTTAACAAAATGTTGCAGCGTTTCTTTTTTCCTAACAAGTTCTTTTTCTTGCCTATTCATTTCCCATGCCTCCATTTCTTCTCATCCAACCAGTACCAAAAAGCAAGAATTATGGCTGCAGGTAAGCAAAACAACATTCCCCAAATCATGGCCATCGCGGCATTACTCATTTTCTCCCATGCCTCCTAATCCAATTACTGACACACTCTAGGACGAACTCTCTTGTACATTGGTGCTTCAGCTGGCATTCACAGCCAACATACCACCATTCGGCGCTTGCACGCCTTACGCTCGCCCGGCCTTCACACACTTTGCAGTCGGGCAGTTTGATTGCTTCCAGCTCTGCATCTGTCAATCATCGCGCCCCCTACCTATACCTGCCAGTCCTCAGGATATGTTGCATTTTCTTCATCATTTTTCAGCTTGCAATGAGGCTTCTTGCTGCCATTCTCATAATATGCAAATGTGCACCCTTCCACGCAGTGACGCCCCTTGCAGTATTTCTTGATTTGCCTGGCCAATTTCAGCATTTCTTCATCACTCATTATGATTCAGCTCCTTCCAGCATTCCTCACATATAGGCTCTTTTTCGTTGATGTATCCGCCCAAATTATCCTCGTAGACCTGTGTCCCGCATTTATGGCATGGCCACCACCAGCCATTTTTCAAGAAGGCATCTATGGGGATATTGTCGTAATCCCCATATTTATCTGCCCACTGCACGCGATACACTCTGATTTCTGTAAAATCATTATCCACATACTCCATAGCCGCCCGCTTTGCCTGGCCAGCTGTATCCGCGTAGACAATCATATGAGTGCCTTCCCATGGATCAGTTTCAAAACTCCATGCCTTCATCAATGTGCTTTTATTCACAGCACTCACTCCTTAACCTATCCAAATCCGCCTGCTTTATATCCCATCCTGCAGGCACGCCCTGCTTTCCAGCTTTGAGCCTGCAGGTCTTGCCTATATATGCCGCGCATCCACAACAGAAATATCTATGCCGGCAGCTTTCTTGGAATCTATACATGATATTTGCTGCCCGCAACAGGTTGCTGTCCTTCTTAATCATTTTCCTGGCCTCCTTCCATGACGATGTTCCCCCATCAATCTATGGGCTTTGGCCATCTGCCTGTTACGCTCATAGTAACTATATTCCTCTCCCCATTCCGGGGATATTCTTGTATGTTTATGGGTCTTTCTGTTATCCTGTGCCATTTATTTCCCCCGTTTGACAATCTTGAACAATGAATAGAACTTCATCACAGACAGGCTGTAAGAAATATCCCTCTCGTTATCTACCACAACCCTATCCTCATGTTTCATATCGGTGTAAAAGGTCAACTCCTGGCCTTTATAGAATGTAATGCTGGTGCTGCTATCGCCATTGACTACCGAAACACTTACTGTTTTGATTGGTGTACAAATTCCGTTCATATATTGCCCTCCTGTCAATTCAGTCTTACTTTCCCGGCCTTAATCATTTCATCAGCGCTCTTATATCCATGCTGGCAGGCATGGAGGTTTGTTATTACCTCCATGTACTCCCCACAAATCAAGCAAAAGCCTCCTGTCCAACGCGTTTTATGTTTTATCGGTGGTGCCGGTGAACTATGTTCTCTGCTATGGCGCTCTATCGATTCACATATAGCCTCATGATAATTTCTCAGCCCCCGCGTCAAGGTATTAGATGCGTTCTTCCCCCGACTTTCCATCAAAGTTCTTTTTGTCCGCATAATCTCGCCCCTCATCTGCCTTTTTGGCCACCACACATAGACTCCACACCATGAGCATTGTTGCCATTGACAGGCCGTAACCTATCAGGCCGCCTATAATTATCCCCACATAATAATCTGTCATATTACCGCCCCCATATCCGCCCGCCTGGCGGGCTGGCAGGTTATTTCCTGCCCACCCCCGCCATTATCCGGCGCCAGCATTGAAACCTGTACATATCCGGTCTATATGGCAGTTTCCCATATTTAGCTGCCATATCCCGGCCATATCTACTGATATACTTATTAAACTCTGTTTTGGTCAGTCCCAGCCGTTCCGGGAGGTCTCTTGTTTTTTCCTGTTCTTCAATGAGGAAATAGAGCTTATACCATATCCGGCGGCGTTCCTTTCCATCCATCCACTCTTCAGGTTCAGCAAGTGGCTGTTTTTGTTCCGGCGTTTTTATCACTTCCAACCAGCCACGGGCCAAAAATGCGCTGAAGATGGATGACTCTGTTTTTATCGGCGGGATAACTCTGCCGTCATACATGGCCACTGCCCCCGCTATGCGGTCATTTTTCCTGTGAGGATAACGAGCCCGCCAGTCATTCTGTGCTTTCTTCGTCCACACAATCATCCTGGCCGCCTCCTTCTTCATCTTCAATCACTTTAGCCGTCCAGCCTTCCAGCCCTAATGTGGTTTGCGCTCTCTGCCCCTGAGCATAAAGCAGGATTTCATCATGGAGCATGGCCGCCAAAGCACTAAATCTTTCCTCAGCTGTTGTGGCCTCGTTTATCTGCATCTTCATATTAACCATTGTGGCAGGAGACCTGAAATCAAAGGATTTTCCATTCTTCAGGCTTATGGCCACACCCAATGTCAGGAACGTACCAACCTTTGTATATTCAAAGGTGCCACCTGCTACTTCAAGGAAACGGATTTGGTCTTTTATTATGCAACACATATCCGGGATGTATTCGCCCAACGCCGTCAAAGTGTTATCCAGTTCAAGCCGGGGAAAATCGGTGCTTTTGCACTGGCGTTCCTCCATGTGCTCATTTACCAATTCCTCCCATTTGACTGTATATAGGGTATCTTCTTTTTTCTGCTTAATGCTTACGCTTATGGCCTTGTTTATCATTGCCATGCAGCTCCTTTCGTTTTCTCACAGCCGCCCGCCGGCGCCAGCGCATCTTTATATGCTTCCATGGCTGCAGGCGGTATAATATACGTCTCAGCACGCTATGGCCTCATTTCTGTACTTCGCCTTTGTGGTCAGCAGGTTTTCCAATTCCTTCATGGTGATTTCCTTTTTAGCTAGGCCATCCGCAATTCTTGCCGCTTCCTCATATACTCTTTCCAGCCTGGTCTTTTTATAGCCCCATTCATCAAGCAGAGAAATCAGAAAAGCCGCTGTCATTTCTCCCTGTACCCTCCATTTGATGGAGCGGGTGCGGGAAACTTTCTTTATGTCCTTGTGCTCAATGACCATGTGAGCTTCTTCAGCAAGGGCTTTCTCAATTTCCCTCACTGTGACATAACCGCCCCGGATGCACTCGATTTGTGTGCCCATCTTTTCCACCAGTCGCTTCAACCGTTTTTCAGCAAAGCCAAATACTCTGTGTGCTGCCACAAAAAAGATGATGGTCAAATCGTGGGCTGTTTCCAGCTCTACGGCCATATCATTCAGCTCCTGCTTTATATTGGCGCGCATCACCTGATTATCTGCCCTGTCAGCCTGTTTCAGCGTTCTCAGAGCACCTTTAATGTCACGCTTCACCTTATTGCGCTTCATCCGCTTTGCAAAGCTCATCAGAAACCACCTCCATATATCCTCTATCCCTGTTCTTTTTGTTGATCTCACGGAAAAGGTCAATTCTGTCTTGTTCGTCAAAGCCTAAGGCATTAAGCCAGGAAACGCAGACGGTGATGGCGTCTGCAATTTCCTCAGCTCTATTGCCGAAGGTTTTGGCGGCCAGGGCTTCATCCAGTTCTTCTCTTACCCTGTATGCCCAATCCAGTTCAGTGTATTCACTCACATATCCTTTACTGTCCCGGATGACAGGGCAGGGCAAATCGTTTGAATCGTACATAGCCGCCATATCCTCCTTATCTCACAAGCCCGCTCATAAGTTCCAGCATCTTGCGCATCTTGTCCCGGTATTTATCCTGGTTCTCTACCTGCATGGTGCCCATGGCATTCATGAGGGCCGTGAACTCTGTTTTGCAGTTTTCAAAGTGCCGGATAAAGTCTTTTTCTTCCTGTGTCTTTTCCACTGGCATCGGGGCAGGCTGAGCTTTCTTCAGTTCCTCAATCTCTTTTTCCAGGTCAGCAATGCGTCCGGCGCGGGCGGCTGATTCTGCTGATACTTTTCTCAGTTCCTCATTATCAATATTTTCATGAGCTTCCTTCAGAGCTTTCAGTTCTTCCTCATACTTTGCTTTTTCTTCAGCAAGCTGGCGCTGGGCCTCTTCTGCATCATGGTAAGAGTCTGAGGCATTGCGCTTTTCCAGTTCAATGGTCTGCTGTAAAGCCTTATTTTCCTCTTTAAGCTTATCTAATTCCTCGCCGCCCGCCGCTGTATCCGCTTTCAGCTGAGCCAGCTCTGCTTTGAGCTTTTCCGCCCTCTGAGCAGCTTTTTCGGCGGTATCAGTGAGGTCATTACAGCGGCTGCGCCATGCTTCTATGTCGGCCTTGGCTTGGTCACGCTCTTTGATGGCCTGTTCCAACTCGCGCTTTGACATGGACGGCAAATCTTCCTTATGCTCATCCATGAAAGCAATGCAGTCATCTTCATTTTTGATGCTCATGAGAGCAAACATCTGTGAGCGGTTAAGCTGTGCCAGCAGTTCCGGGTCAGCGGTCTTGCCAAAAAGTTTCTGCTGACCGTTTCCGAAACGTTCAAAGGTGCTGATAAGCATCTGGGCCGTGCGCTCAGAATAATCTACTTTTTCTTTCAGCCATTGCCCCCAACAACCATGCGGCACAGCGGCTTTGGCTTGGACTAGCCGCCGCCCAATCTCCAGCGTGGCATTTTGGATAACTGCCTGCGTCTGAATCTTAATTGTGTTAATTTCCGTAGCTAATCTGGCCAGTTTATCCTCATTCGTTTCTGCCAGCTGATTATTTTCTGCCACTTCGGGGACATTTTCGGCCATTTCTGTAGTCATATCGACATTTTCCGTATTCATTTCGGCCATTTCCGTGATATTTTCGG